GCTCTGTTAACCTTTGTTAACAAACGACCCTTTATAGTGTCGACATAAACTAAATTTTTAGTCTCATCCCCAACAATGAGGATATGATCTTCGCATAAGAGGATCAATTTGGAGGAATCTCCATCTTTTTGTGACATCACAAAACCCAGGCTAATACTAACCTGCCTAGAAAGGCTTGCCCTTTCTTTACTATTGCGAATCGCAATTTTATCGTCGCCAACTACGACGAAATGGTCCAAGGACCCAAAACCCGGATCTTTCCAGGGTAGACCACTAAAAAGTGGTTTCTTACTCACGAAATAGGCGTGAGAAATATATTCAACTAATATATTCATGACCGTAAGTGTCATGTATGACATGGGTTCTCCCATGAAACTTCCGCAACGATGGAAGTACTCGGATTCACCGAGTTCGGGAAATTCGTCCCGATTTACCACTAACTTCCGTGGTTGCCACAATAGCGGCAAAAACACCCGGAAAGGGTGATCAGCTGGTAGAAAACTAGCAAAAGAAGACCATATGGCCTCTATCATATCTAAAGGGATATAATCCGTTGCGGATTTATAGTCAGAATTCTGGCTAAACACATCACTTCCGATGTGTCTCTTTCCCCAAAATTTGAGGAAAGCCCACAATTTATTTGTGGTAGAGATACCAATTCGGCATCTACCGTCCCTCTCTAAGAGGGTCTGAACCATCTGTCTCATGGTTTTCTGGAGAATAATCATTCCAGTATGGCCCGCAGTGAGCGGGCGAACCTTAAATCCAGGTTCACCGAGTGAAAGCACTCGACACGGCAGACTAACTGTCGGTACAAACGTTATCGGTTGTTTCTTCCACCAAATGGGGAAGCGTCGCCCATCTGGCGATATCAGATGATTATCTGGTTTGGGGAAATAATGCCCAAATTCTAGCATTTCGCCAGAAGAGGCCAACAAAAGAAGTTGACCAATATTCGAACCATAATAGTTCGACAAGTCGGGATTTTCCCGTCTTAATCGTCGTAAACCAACGGTATCTACGGGCTTACCATAGAAATAGTCGCAAGCATTTGTGACCAAGCGACCAGATTGGTCGCTGTATTTCTGACTTGACAGAATTATACTGCCATAGCAGTCGTACATGGTTTCTCCATGATGACAGGTCCGGCCTGTCCTACTATCCCATAAGGGAAAGAACCGATCCTTACGGAACGGAGACGTTCCTTCAATGCAGAACGTTTGTACATCCACTAAGAATGTTGCTAGGAGTTTCCTAGCATCGGCGGCCATTCCGCCGGTCTCTTGAGAATTCTCAAAGCTTCCGCTAGTACTAACGGATACGTGCGATTCGCTCGTCAACTCATTAAATTTGAGTCTATGGTTCAAATAACCCATTGCAACGGGAATATCCCGTAAGACAGATTCATCTGTCTTCCTAGGTGTTGTAATAACATCTAAGGTCTCTTGTAGACCTAACAAGACATCTTGTCTTGTAGGACAGGGCAAAGCCCTGCCAAATGTCCTAAGTTGACATAAAACAGCAATTTCTTTTGATGTTTTATTCCCCTCGAGGGAAATAAGGTGGGCCAAGTGCCCACCAAACCAACCTAATTTGGGTGGTTTTCCGGCCAGGTGGCCGGGTAGACGGCATAAGCCGTCTGGTTGAGGATTATCCTCATCTTGCATACAAGCGTATTGTATCCATGACGCAATTCGCTTCATATCTTTCCCCATATGGGAAATTCCAGAAACAATGTCTGGTTGGCCCAACATTGTGTTGAGCATCCAAATCTTATAGCTTTGGATTGCCTTAATTAAGGCAAAATCAATTCGATTAGGTTGATAATCCGGGTTAATTAACACGGTCTGGCCAATAGCTTGCCAGATAGTCTCAATCTGAGACCATTGATGCTTATTCAAAGCATTAAGTCGGCTTGATGCCGGCTTAGACAGGAATCTTCCTATCATCATCTCAAGACGTTTGGGATGTCTGTAATATTCACAGATTTTTCCACCCTTAATGTGGAGTACAGCTAAACGCTGACATAACCCAGTTGTTGGGTTATTGGGAAGGATATCCTTCCAGCCAGAAACTCCTGACTCTAGTACAGTTGATACTAGCACTGTGTCAAGTGACACGATAGGTTGCCCATTTCGGACAACTGACACGGAGCGGAAATCTCCGCTCGGATCCAATCTGGTTCCATCCGAACACCTAGTTCGGTTAGGCAACAGTTGTGCTGTCTCGACTTGCCTTAGAATGGTAAGAGGGTACGCCTGGCTCAGCCAGACATACAACCAAACCTTCTTTCGGGCAAGGCCAATCGCAAAGACGATTAGGTTTCCTATATGAAAGGAAAAGAAAAGGATTAAATAAATCCTAGCTAGCCACAAGATTTGTGGTTCTAATTCAGGCCTGACCTGAAATGGTACCGTCCGAGGCGGCGAGTTAAGCATGT